CTTCTATACAGGAGCTAACCGGCTCCTTACTTTCCCTGCACAAAGGGTGATGCAATATGGCGTTCAACAAAGCCCGTGGCTCTCAAATCCAAGCTGGTGCAATCACGAACGCTCACATCGCGGAAGGCGCGGCGATTGACGAATCCAAGCTGTCCATCGACTGGTCGGCCCGCACGCAACAAATCCTCGCATCCCGCACGGTCATTGATTTCGTGCAGGTCAACGGCAAGGCTGTTCCGGGGAACTCGGGAAGCATCACGGTTACGTCGAACATCTCGGCACCGGTTGCCGACAGCGACGATGATCGCGGCGCGGTCGTACAGAGCGGCAAGAACCTTGTCATCATCCGGGATTCGGTGACTGGTGAACCGCTTCGCGGCGAAGCCAACAAAGAGGTTTACGGGAAGCTGACCCATGATGGCTCGGACTACATCCTGACGTTCTACACGAAGGACGGCAACGGCGACGAGGTGACGCACACCATTGCTGATGCGACGACCATCGACTTCCAGTTCCCGCAACGTTTTGATCTCGCGACGGTGAGTGAAACCTTTGCGGCCAACGAGAAGTTCGTTGACGGCGCGGCAGATGTATCCACCCGTCTCGACATCGAGCAAATCGCGAAGGATGTCTTCGGCGCTGGATACTCGCTTGACAAAGACGGCCAAGCGAATCGTGCGAAGTCGATTGCGGACGAACTCGTCGATGAAACGTCCGGTGTGGTCAACACGACCGTTCGCGCCAAAGACGTGATCGACGAAGTCGTAGCCGCTCGCGGCGGCCAAGTGTCGCTGGATGCTCGTTTCATCGCCATCGAAAGCGGCGTCTCCGACAACGCATCGGACATCTCGGACATCCAAAGCGAGATCGCGAGCGCTCGCGGAAGCTCCGCGTCGCTGGCGGATGAACTGGCGCGGATTGAAAATGCGGCGTCGAACTCCAACGACGAAGTCGTCGAGGCACGTACGTCTGCGATCACCGGCGCACATGCTTCGTTGGCAGATCGCATCGGGGCGGCAGAAACCCGCTACGAAGCGGTGAAGGACGAAGTCGAAGCGGCTCGCGGCGGATCGGAGGATCTGGCCGAAGAACTGGCTCGCATCGAAGGCAAAGCCGACGATGCGCAATCCGATGCGAACGATGCGCTGGCTGAACTGCAAACGGCCCGCAACGGCAAGGCAAATCTGAATGCCGAGCTTGAAGCGATTCGCCAATCGGTTGCAGATGAAGCATCGGCTCGCGAGGGTGCCGATACGGCGCTCGGCAACCGGGTGACGGCGCTTGAAGCAAAGGATCACGAACACTTCGCTGAAGACAAGCAAGTGCAATCCGGCGATCCGCTGATCGGAACGTCGAACTACACGCTTCAGTCCGGTACGTTCGTTGCGGGCAACAAGAGTCTGCAAGTGTACGTCAACGGCTTCCTGCAAATGGTCGGCGTACATTACACTGAAGTTACCGACGGCAACGGTAACGGTGTCGGCGTGAGCTTCGCGCCGGAACTGATCGTCGAAGGCGACGTTCTGCAATTCCGTTGGCATAAGTAATGCCAATGCAAATAGGTCTGTCCGCAAGTGCGGATGGGCCTATTTTTAGTTGCAAGTTTTGTAAACGCCATTGTATAGTGTTTTGTAGAGGGGATTGTCAGCATTGACATTGTCGATTGTTGCATCCTACTATCGCAGAAAGGGGGAGCCCGATTGAAGCACAATGAGCCTATTGATTTCAACGCACCAAGGGTGAAACCTGTGGAGCAGGATATCAAAATCAAATGTCGCTACTGTGATCTGAGAGATACCTGCAAACGTCGTGCGGTGAAAGAGCAATACGAAAACGCGGGCTGGATTACCCGTTGTCGTATCACGCCGAACCGCCCCGGCAAGAAACGCAAGGCAAAAAAGAGGAAGTGACGACAACGCTGTCGGCGCTTCCGCCGATCTGCGAAACTATTGTAATGCCCTAGTACATATTGTAATATTTCTTTAGGGGCTACATTGTAGGCTTTGTCGTCAACCGAGGGTGGTGATATGATGTACGACGACTTCAACATCAAAGAGTGGTTGATCCCGGTCAACGAGTGGACAAGGCCCGGTAGGAAGATTACTCCGAAAGGGCTCGTCATTCACTGGACGGGAAACATCAATCGCGGCGCGAATGCGAAAGCAAACGCAAACTTCTTCCACAATCGGACTGGCTCCTACGGTTCGGCTCATTACACTCTCGATTGTGACATCATCTATCGTGTCATTCCCGAGAATGAAATGGCCTACCACGTTGGCGCGAAGAAGTATTATACGACGAAGTTTGGGTCGTATCCAAACAATGCACTTATCGGTTTGGAGATCTGCGTCAACATGGATACGAATTGGGAGAAGACGTACGACAACGCGGTTCGGTTCGCGGCGGCGATTTGTCGGAAGTATGGATGGAAGGATCCGTGGGCGGTGCTGGTGCGGCACTACGACGTGACGCGCAAAGATTGTCCGCTGATGTGGACGCCGTTCATCAACGACAAAGCGCATGTACGTAACTCCGTTATGTCGATGCTCAAGAGGGGCAAGAACGAAACGGCAGAGCAATACGAAGCACGCATCCAAGAAGGCATCCAATGGGTGTACAGCATGAAAGCGAACGGCAAGCTCGGCGACGAAGGCTGGAAGCAATTCGTGCAAGATGTGTGCGACGCCATGAACGGAGTCTACAAGAAACCCGCTCCTGCACCCATTGAAGAAAGGGTGGTGTACCACATGAGCAAATACTTTGCCGATTTGGGCGGCCATTGGGCAGAGAAGATTCTCGACGACATGCACGAGAAGAAACTCCCGTCCGGCGGCAGGCTGTTTGAGGGTTCCACCGACAAAAACGGCAAGCTGGTCGCCCGCCCGAACGACTTCGCAACTCGCGCTGAATTGGCCGTGATGGTTTCGCGCGGCATCGAGTACGCGATTGCCGAGGTTAAGAAAGAATTGGGCAGGTAAGGTGGTGATACAAAACATGCCTGTATTCGCTGATCTTCAAAACCTCCTGCTGATGATGCTGTTCCTCGCGTTTCTGACGGAGACGGTCGTCGAAATGATCAAACGATACCTCGTGCGGACGAAACCGTATGAGGAAATCGTCGAACTGATTTCGCTGGTCGTCGCGGTCTTTTTCGCGCTGGTATTCCGGGTCAGCCTGTTTGCGCCGGAAAACAACCCGGTCATCTTTTGGGTGGGAGTGGTCATCTGCGGCCTCGTAGTCTCCCGTGGCGGGAACTATGTTCACAACTGGCTCGATAAACTGCCCAAGAAGTAATCTTGTTGACGTGAAGCCGAGGACGGACATCAAACCTCTGAGGTGAGGGTAGTGGTGTCGTGAAGGTGAGGTAGTGGGAGCGGGGGCCGACTCCGGCCCCTAATCAGTAGGCTTCGCGGATACATATTGGAGGTCGTCAAATGGCTAGAGGAATCTGGACGCGCGGCAGATGGAGCCAACTCATGAAGATCTGGTTTGGTTCAGACGGTGAGGATGAGCAAACATCTGTCGTCGTAGATGAATCGGCGATCAAACTTGACGAGGCTCCAAGCGCTTCTTCATCCCCGAGCGGTGGCGGGAAACCGAAACGGGATCCCAAGATGTCCATCGTCAAGAAGATTGGGTTGGCCCTTTTGGGCGGCGGTGGTAGCGGCGGTCGGGATTTCGAGCCGCCGGAGTTCAATTTTGAGGACATCACCAACGCCTACAACACGGAATCGTATGTACGCCAAGCGATTGACAAATACATCGAAATGATGTTCAAAGCCGGATGGGGATTTGTTGGAAAGAATCCAAACGCCGTCGAATATGTGCGGATGCGGTTCAAGCTAATGGCTGAGGCCACGCAAATTCCAACGAATCAGCTATTCGTCGAAATCGCTGAAGATATCGTCAAATATTCCAACGTCATCATCGCTAAAAAGCGTGAAGACGACCCGGCAATCTTCGCCGGGCTTCCGGTTGTCGGCGTTGGAGATATGGCTCCGGTTGCTGGATACTTCCCGTTGAACGTAACCACGATGTCGGTTCAGCGCGACCGCTTCGGAACCATCAAACGTTGGCAACAGGAAGTGGAGGGCCAAGACCGACCTGTCACCTACAAGCCGGACGATATCGTACATATCTACTACAAACGTGAAAAGGGTCGCGCCTTCGGCACGCCGTTCTTGCTTCCGGCA